TTCTTGTTGATTAATATCAGCCATTTGTATATCTCCGTTGTAATGCATTGTATTCTGATTCGTAAATATCTTGAGTGGAGCCATCACGATATGTTACTCGGATATAATGATTTCCTACAGGTTCAGCATGAACGATACCAATAGCTTGATTACTTGCACCGCTTATTGTAGAGGAATAATCATCTCCGTCACCAAAGTATGGCTTGCTCGTGCTACGTAATGTACTTGTAGCTACTGCAGCATCGAAGATTTCATCTTTTTCCGCATCTGTAGGTGGTCTATGATGTTTAACCTTAAATTCCTCAATACGACCAGCCATTTCTTGTTTAACACCATACTTAAAGCTACCTGCCAATGTCTTATCTTTTGGCATAACATCGGCTAGTTTATATTCGTACGGAGTCAAATCAATATTGCTAGCTTTCTTGTTGTTATCATCAATTTCAAGTAACGATGCATCAAGTTCATCATCCATGATTTTATTAGGCAACACACGCTCTGCATATGCTCGTGTTTGTTCGTATGTATGAGATTTTGCATATTGCTTAATCCCCCATTTTTCTTGAGCAGTCATCTTTAAACCTTTTTCATAAATTCTATCTAGCTTAGGTCTTTCACTAGCCATTTTGCCACTCCAGTATTCTTGCTCTTCAGGAGTGGTTGCACCTGCCAATTGAACCTGCGCATATTGGAACGCACCGCTTACATCGCCATTAGCTAACTTTTGATTTAAGACTGTTTGACCTGCTTGTAAGCGATCATTAATAGCAATCTTTCTAGTTTGCTCTTGTAGCGTGAAATAATTTTTATAAGCGGCCCTAGCCTCATCTTCAGCTTTTTTAATTTGGTCTTCTGAATATTTGGGACTGCCACCACTAGCCATCGGTGCATTTTTCATGCCAGCTGAATAGTTAGACTCAGAATCAGTATAATAAGAATTTTCTTTTAAAATATGCGCCCATGTATCTACATCATTAACATCTTTTAAACCGTCATAATTCCTTAAAAAACTTTGCACATAATCATCTGCAAATTCCTCATCTGTTTTATACACCTTGTAATAATTAGTACCACCATCTTGTTGACGGTTTTCCTCACCATTTGGTTCTACTTGTGTTAATCCAGCATAGTTTTTATTTTCTGTTTGTAACTTTCCGAAATTCGCACTACCGCCGGTTTCATGATAAAGTTGGCGATACACCATTTCCGCATTATATCCATATTTTTTAGATATATACTGTGCAATTCCCCATAAATGAGTATCAGCACCAGCACCACTTTTTAATGCCTCTTCATTTTGAGTTTCCATCTTTGCTCTGACATACATGGCAGCACTATTCATGCCAGAGTTTAAATCATGGCCATACATTTTATATAACTTAGCATATGTATTATCATCATTAACTAATTTGTTGATGTTCATTTGGTTAGACATCTTTTTATATGGAGTCAATACACTTTCGCTAACTACACCACTTAATGACGATATTAGATTTTCTGTTCTGGTGGAATCGTTTTCTGCAACAGCCCTATCGAGTAAATACTTCCCTGTCTCATCTGTATTAGCACGGATTTTTTCATTGATCTGTTCATCATCCAGTCCCAATTCCTTGCCAGTAGACCGATACAAATCACCCATCAATGTAATTGTTTTCATTTGGTCAGCCATATTGTCAGACCGAATAGCAGAATCACGAAGGTTAGTAATTTGATTTTGCGTAGCTGTACTTAACGCTGTTTCATATTGACCTCTTGAATATTTGGATATGTTATTGTAATCAGTCGTCTTAGACGTTTCGACGGCTTTCGTAAAGGCATTAATAGCATCATTGGTTCTAAATTTATATTTACCCATGATTTCACGTTGTATTTTATCTACACCGGCATTATAGTCAGGCAATATAGATTGAGCATTCATCCCTTTACGATTCATTAGTCCATCTTTATCATTATTCAGTAATTGGTTAGTACTATTATTGAACTCATTGATAGCATTGGTTACATCGATATAATCTTTTCGCTTATCAATTTCTTCCCATGTATTAGTTGCCTCTTGCAACGCTTTATTCATGGCATTCAGACCGCTCACGTTGCCACCATATGCCATTTCATTACCAGAGGCTTGTGTACTCCCTTGAATCGTATTTAATTTTTGAGTTGGATCATAATTAACAAATTTCATATCCTACCTCATTTTGTAATCACGTTTAACAGTCACTACAGGACCCCTATCTGTATACCCTACAGGGTCACCGCCATATGTAGTCTTCATTTTAGGTTTAGCATATTGTTGTTTAAGCCCATATATAGATGATGCAGCACCAAGAATACTACCTACCATTGCCAAATTACCTTGACGTCGTGCATTTTTAGCAGAAGCACGTGCGGCGCTTGCCTCATTCTGATAATTCATGCCGTTCAAATATTCATTGTAAATAGCATTATTCTTATTCTGTTCCCAGTTGTAGATGTCTTTGTTATATTCATCATAACTGGATGCCATTAACTGTAATGGGGACCCTGCCATTTGCAACCCGCCTGCTCCGGCTTCTGCTGCATTCGTGCCGGCTACAAGCCGCATGCGATTATCCATCTTGTCACGCTCTTGTAATTGTTGCATGGCAATTTGTTCTTGCTTTCTGTCTGATATTCGCTTATTAGCGTCTGCGGCTTGTGCCTGCGCATTGTACATGGCAACTTGTGCTTTCGTTTGTTGATTCTGAGCAATCATCCCTACGCCAGTACTGACTGCCGTTAAGATTGCCGCTGCGGGTAAGCACATATGAAGTCCTCCTTCTTGAGAGTGAATAATTCTAAATCGCCAACCTTTACAGTTGGATGAATAACGGCTCCAATCGATTCGAGCCATCGTTTCGTTTTTATGTTAGTTGTGTGAACATAATTGAAGAGCCATTCATGAGTTTCTAACCATTCAGCAATAACTTGATTACTTAACTTGATAAAACGCATCTGCCATCGCATATCGTTTTCTAATACTTTATTGCCTAGAAAATAAATCCCATACATTCCGTTAACTGGTTCTTTTGCAATCCCATATACGCAAATTGCCACATCGTCTTCTACGACAATATGGCTATCATAATCAGATTTGCAAATCTCGGAACAGAAATCCTTAAAAGGGTATAAACGATTCACCTCTTGGACTTCTATGGCATCTATTGCCCTTAGGTTAACCTCTAAGTCATGAATCAATTTATCTCGCCGTGTAGGCTCAATTTCATCAATTTTAAAGTCCCGGTACATCTCTTAGTCCTCCGCCAATTTCAACTATGCGAGTTATTGATAATAAATTAAATGGGAATGGATCACTATGCTGAATACATATCGATGTATCAGTTGAGTAATTCACGCTCATTTTAGGTAAAATAACAGGCTTATCACCTGTAAATAATTCATTTGGTGGTAATGTAATATCATCCATTCGTTCAAATGTACGGCCAACTTTACCGCCAAACGATTTATAAACTCGCAATACCACTCTTGATACGGTAGCAATACGACCTTGTAATGTTCCATCTTGCATTTGCATTTCAACAGATGGAACACGAATTTTAGAGGTAAACGGCAATCCGATTTTTATGTTGCTACCGCTTACATTTAATTGCAATAAGCCATCATCTGGTACAACAACATCCGGTTGTTGTTTACCATCAATTACTACTTGTACAGTTTGACCACTCAAATGAGGAATGTTAATGCTATCAATTGCATTACTCGACTTAAATTCGACATAACAATCAAGGAATACATTCACATCATCGGAATACAGCGGCACCATACGCTCGATACATTTTACTTTTTTACCTTGTAATGTACGTTCAACAAGCGTATACAAGCTGTCCTGTTCACCCTCAGAAACGGATTCACAGTATAGATATTTACCATTAGTAACGAAATGCGACCAGCCGTATACTTTTTGCTCTGGGATATAGGTTAAGCAATTAATCTCCCCATCATTTCTGATGTAGTAAATAATACTATCTGGATCTTGCGCATATGCACTGGTGATAGTCAAATATCCTCTAACACGTGTCTTAACAAATAACGTGAGGTCTTGCCCTGTATAGTTATCACTCTCATAAGAGTACCCCATATCACGGACAGTGCCACCACGTTCCTGTACGAATACGCAACGGTTACCTATGAACTGTGGTTCACATGATAAGGCGCCTCGTTGCGTCTGTGTTTTTAAATTACAGTTGGTAGGAGTAATCGTTTTATCTCCGCTTACAATCCATTCATTACCGCTTGTAAGAATGATTAGATCATTCGCCGGTACAAGATGGCGAATCTCGTACATTTTGCGATTAATCACCGGTAACGTAATTGAGCTATCGTCTGTAATAGTACCTTCTACCTTTTCAACCCCAAAGTTTGGATAGTCACCAGTACGGCTCATCCAAATATAATTGGGGTTCTTATTTGTAGCGGCCACTACAAAGCGGTCCTGATAGAACGTACATAACTTAGGATATCCATTACTACGGCCCCAACTGCCCATCTTCCATTTAGAAGTAGCTTCGTTTTCAACAATACCATTCAAGATATTAATTTTCATGGTTTTAGAGTCTACAAATTCTTTAAATTCGACAATGCCCCATGTGGTATATGGCAATATAGATAAATCAACATTACATTCACCGCTTTTAATGTCTGATTGAATGCGTAGTTTTGCATTGGGTTCAATCTTGCCAGCATCGGTTACATTATAGTCATTATTAGATGAATACGTGCGATAGTCTTTCCATGTAGCACCATTATTTGTGGTGATTTGTAGTTTTACGGTACCAGTCCATGTCCCATGCGTTGTAAATTTCCAAGCTAGGTCTTGGTCTGTTGAATACGATTCTACATTATAATTAATGTTGTTGTACTCATTCCATTTATTAAAGCCACCCATAAATGACCGTTTTTCTTTTTTCTCAACTACTGCCCCAGTATTTTTAGTATGAACAGCTGCAACGAAATAGCCTAGTTGCATGACCATGCCAACCATATCAGCATTAAATAGATCCTTACTAGAACGTATCGTATCGCCCGTTACTGTTACGGTAGAGTTAACATCTGTATTGATTGTGTCATACGGCTGTTCAGTTAACTTGTAGGCTTCAAGTCGCCAATCTGTGTCACTATACCTAGATAATGTTTGAATAGGGTACTTTCCACTACAAATGAACATTACATCACCAGATTGGCTGCAGTTCAAATCAAACAAAATATCGCTAGTGAAAGGAGTCGTAACTTCGATACCAGTATAAACTCCGTAGTTCCACACACGAATATATTTGTCGCCAAACTCGAGCATGAAAGAATTGTTAGTATTTGTAGTAAATTCAAACAATCGTGTTGGCTTGTCACTATATTTAACTTGCCCTACATATTGGCTGCCTTGGCGCTTGGCAACGGCTCCGTATGGACGAATGACTACATTCTCAGCCTCTAATAAGGCACTTTTATATTGCTCTAAATCAAAACGGCTTGATACATCCGGTGATACCTCACCAGTTGTAAAAGCTAGTTGTGAGATATAGATAGGATTACCCATTACCATGCCCTCGCCTTTACATAATTAGATATATATACTGTATCTTGCTTTCGTTCTTTAGCATTCATGCCTTTAGCTTCTTGAACTGCCGCTTGATACAATTTATATGCTTGGTCAAACAATCCTCTATCGCCAGTTAATGGCATCGCTAATGCACTAGCCAATTTACACTGCAGCATATACAAGGATATGGAATCCCAAACATCCAAATCCGTTACATCATATATATAATCAATGAATGCTAGTGGCACATCGCTCACTATGCATTTTTTGTTATTCCCAATATTAAATATGTTATATTCCGGTTGCGATTCCGCATGAAAGCGATCGCCTTGTGGAATAACACCTAAAATGCGGATACACTTTTCAGGGTACGCATATACATAATTCCACCCATTAATTTTATGAGCGGACAATACCAATCTTTCATTTTTGCGAGCAAAATTCCATTCAAATTGTCGCAATACCAACTGTCTAGTTGGGTCATATTGCATACGGCATTGGCGACCTTGCTCAGTTTCTTCTTCAAATGAATAAAGCAGTCCTGCATTAATTAATGCGAGTGCTTGATTGCAAATATCAGTAGGTGTCATAGTTCCCCCTATATGGTAATAGAGGGATGCATAAGCACCCCTCATATTGTCACTTATTCTTCCGTAGTATCGGTTTTCTTTTTACCACGACCACTGCCTTTAGCAGCTGGTTTTTCTTCAACAGTTTCTTCAACAGTTTCTTCAACAGTTTCTTCTGCGACTTCATCTACTGTTTCTGTATCAGAAGATTCATCTACTTGTTCCGGTTCAGATGGTTCTGTTTCGTTTTCACTTACCGGTTCAATTTCTGTAGATGGATTTTTATCACCCGGTTCTGTTTCAGGAGGCTGAGTTTCAGTAGGCGGTTCTTTGTCTTTAGCCTTAGATTTTGGGTTAAAGATTTTTGCTACTTCATCTTCATTACCAGAGAAAAGCTGTTTAAAATAATCAGGCTCAAACTCTTTAATTTCTTCTTCAGAGAAATCAATACTTTCACCTGCTTGAATTAATCCACGGTTGCCGTGGTACATAGTTTCTTTAGCCGTAAAATTCATAGTTGCACCTTCTTATTTCAAATTAACACCATCTGTTAAGAATCCTGTAATAGTAGCAGCAGTCATATTATTGGCATTAATGCGAATGAACTTTTTCGCACCTGCAGGAAGTCGACCTTTGTATTCTGTACCAGCTTTGGAGTTCTGTGGCAATGTAACAGCTGTTAACAATGTGGCATCAGCCATATTTTCCTTATCAGATGTGTACACATTAAATAAAGGTGTACCTGTAACATCTTTATCTAAACGAATATACAACCATAAGGCAACGGCAGCATCGCCACCGTTACCGTTCATCACCACGTCAGAATTTGTATTTGCAGTGATTTCTTTTTTCCAGAAAAATGTATTTTGTTCATCAATAATCATTGAATTATGTTCCTTTCTTTACGCAATAACACGAGATTCAGTGCTTAACAATGCATCAATTTTGCGAACTGGTACACCGTTTGCACGAGTAACGAGTTTACCCATTTCCATATCTTCAGTGATAGTGGAACCATGTTTTGTATTCTTTTGCAAACGTAAGAATGTACGCAATGTGCGGTTCATATACCAAACTGGACGAACACCACCAAGGTTAGGAATACGTTCTTCCGCTTCAATCATTAAGTTGATAAGATCTGCACCGGCTTTAGCATCATTTGTCAATTTCGTAACATCGATATTGGCAATACGAACAACATTTCTCCAGTCACGTACAGTCAAACCAACATCATGTTTAAAGTGAGTACGATACGCTTCGAACATGGAGCCATCATCTTTAGTTACAGTAACAACGCCTTTATCTTCTTGGTGTAAGCCTGCTGCAGAACCTTCAGGATAAATGCCATGAACAGATAAAGGGCCCCAACCAACAAGCCAAATTGATGCTAAGTTGCTTGTGCCACCTGCATCGAGAATGTTTTCTGCACTTGCTGCTTTATTGATATTAAGGGTATTGAAACGAGGAGCCAAGCCAATGAATTTTTCTGGCGTATTTTCATCACCATAAAAAATAGTACGACATAATTCTTGTCCCATAGATTCAACAAACGCTTTATCTTCAGTTGCACGGAAGGATGCTTTATCTTTGGATTTATCAACAAGCGCTTTATCAGTTTGCGAATATGCTTCAAGCATACCGCAATTGTCGGTAATTTGACGTGTGGAGGATTTAGACGCTTGAACACCGCCATATAATTTACGCCATGTAACATCTGGTAAACCAGTACGTACAGTTGTTACAAAGCTAGACCCTTGGTTGCATTCGACCATCGTCATATCTTGAATGATTTCTGTCGATTGGTCTAATTGCTCAATAATTTGAGCAACATTACCATTTGGATCCATTCGTTTTTGCAAATCTAAAAGTGTTAAATTTTGAGTTCCAATTGTAGCCATTAATTATTTACCTCATTTCTTAATACATAGATGGATACATTTTTCGTTTTGCTGTTTCTTCATCAGAATTTTGACCGGCTCCGGCTTGTCTTGTACCTTTGCCCGGGTCTTCTTGAACCATTTCACCAACGGCAGCAAATACCTTAATCATGTTGATGTTGTTGTCGATATGACTATCAACAAGTAATCGACGTAATTCCGGTACCGCTTTAGTTAGTGCTTCGATGCCTTTGCCTGCGAGGGCTACAGTTTCATCAAACTTACCGCCTAATTCCTTTTTAGCGTTTTCGTAATCCGCTTGTTGTTTTTCAACAATTGCTTGCTCTTGCTGCTCTTGATAAGCAGTTAAGATGTTCTGTGCGTATTGACTGCCGAACTTGGCTAGCTCAACAGCCTGTTCCTGTGTAGCACCGACTTGGTTAAGCAGTTTGCTAAAATCAGCAGATACAGTTTCATCAAGTTCAGTACCTTCAGGGAATACATCCTTGAAATCATAAACCGTTGGTTCAGCAGGTGGCGTATTATCACCGCCTAGTACAGATGGATTACTACCTTCACCATTTGGATTAGCAGGTGGTTCAGTAGGTGGCGTAGGATTGTTTAGGTCCGGATTTGCGCCCGGTTCATTGCCAGTCATGTTATTGTTAGCACCCATAGTTTCTTCAGCCATTTTATGTCTCCTTTTCGACTAAATTATTAAAATATTCTTGTTGCCCAATATATTCGAGCTGCGCTTGGTGGTATTGTTTAACTCCATCAATGCCTAATTTGTTTAGGTCCCCATGAAATAACAGTCCTACCTTGCGCTTTCCTTCGTTGAAATATGTTTCAGAATTACCTGTAAACGATTGCTTTAATATGCCCGAGCGATCCATCAGGCGACAAAAAAACCACCTACCCAGCTCTGTGCTAAGTACGTGGTTAAGAGCTTGCATATCTCGCTCTTGCATATAATCTTTAATTGTTTTCTTCATCTAAACACCGTCCATTCCTAGCCAACTCTGTAATGCAGGGTTGCCATCATTGGCGGCGTCCGTTGCTTGCTTAGCCGCTTGCGCCATTCCCGGTGCCAATTGAGCCGCTTGCATAAGTTGTTGTTGCTGTTCCTGTTCAGCCTGTGCCTGTGCTTGTTGTGCTAAGATTTCTTGATATTCATCATCAGAACGAATAATCTTAGCCGGAACACCGAGATTTACACCGTATGTGTTAGCGGCTTCTTCAAAATTGAACTTGTTGACGATATTAGGATTAGCCTGTGCCAAACTCATGATAAACGCAAAATACTGTTCGATATTTACCAATGAACTCATCTTTTGCGCCTGAGCAAGTGGTGAGATATATTCAATCTTCACTTCTTGACCGTTTAATTGGTCTAAGAGTTCCTCATCATCAACAGGTGGAAATACACCGGCACGATCTAGGACGGAATACACACGTTCAATGATTGGATTCAAGAATTCAGATAGCAACCGTTCAACCACAGGGCCTAATTGCTGTAATTTCTCTTGTGTTCGCTCCATAACCTCACGAGCCGTCATCTGGCCCTTGTCGATTTGGTCTAGCATCAAGAATAAATCCGCACTATAGGCTCTCTTGATTGAATCCTCTGTTACTGCAATCTTATTCTGAATATCCTGTAAATTGGACTGCACTGCAAACATCGGTTCAACTTTATGTTGTCCTTCAATTTCTGTAATGCCACCCGGATATAAGTTAACCGTGCTAATGACATCAGATGGTGCTTGCATAGGAGGCTTAACAC